CTCTGCATCCGCATCTTTCACCGCATCAAACATCAACTGATACGGGAACTTCTTGTGATGATCTTCCTCGAACTTGGAATTGCCCTGCCAGCGCAAACCAATGCGCTTCTTGCGGCCACGGATCACGTTCGGTTTTGGCAGGTAAGGTTTACCACTCAGGTCTTCCAACTCATAACCAAGGTAGTTTGGAGCCACCATCGCAAACGCCCAGAAGTCATGGTACACACCAAACTCTGCGCCGTGCTGAACCACAGCCGATACGCCCTCTACCTGAGCCATTACACCAGCCAACTGGCCCGAGCAGCAAGCAATCACCTTGTTACCACGTTTAGCCAAGTCTTGGGCATAACGCACCTGATGGATCTGATCGCCCAGTCCATGATCGCAGTACAAGAGAATCGTACCTTTAGAACGACCATCCCATTCGGGCGCGGGGGTGTCAGGATGCTTCTCGCCGATGATGCCGCAGAAACGGCCACGATCCATCTGCTTATAACCCTCACCAATCTTGCCCTGCTTGAGTAAGTACCATGAACGGTTATACGCCGCACGGTGGTCTTGAGGACGCTCTGATGCCAGCTTCTCCGCCAGTCTCCAGCCTTCAACAAAGTCACCCATCTTGCCAGCAGCCACTTGCAGGTCAAGGTCATCCAACTCGGGCATGGTGCGCTTGTTGTCGTTCCAGAACTCTGGTTGGCAGAATTGGTTGTAGTGGTACTTCAATAAGTCTTGAGGGCGGTCGTTGTGCAGCTTTTCCAACTTGGGCTTGATGTCGTGCATCCCAGCGTAGCCGTGCAGGTTCTCATCGTCTTCCTTGACCGATGTACCGTCAATGTTGGACAGGTCATATTCAAAAGGAGCCAGACCCAAGAACTCATGGATACGGTCAAGCTGCGTCTTGGGATCGGCCAAGAGGTTGTCGTACTCCACAAACAGGAAGTTGTCAGGCATGGCCTCATGGCCCTGCTGCAAGGAGATGTAAGCGGCCTTCAGGTGGTCGGCAAGCTGGCCTGAGTACATGAACTCATCCAAGTTTTCGGGCTTGGCAACACGCACAAAAGAAGCCATGCAATCGGGCACAGGGCGCACTGTGGCGATGATCTTAGGGGCATGCCCCAGCACTTGAGACATAGCACCCATGATGACGGGAATGGGCCATCCACGGCCCTTGTCGATAATGACGGGCTTATCTGTTTCCTCGTAGAAGGCGTCGATCATGCCTCGCATAGTCTGCGCTAATTTCTTACGCTCTGGGTCGTTCTCGTTCAGAAGCCCAGCGGAATGCCACGTATTGGCAAGACCGTCCAGCGCATGAACCAAGCCCGAAGTGGTGGAGACATGTGTCTCTGGGTTTTGATTCAGGATAGCAGCTAAGACGGTTGACCCGCTACGTGGGATGCCCGATAAGAAATGCAGTGTCTTTTTCAATTGTGTTCCTTAAGTTTTTGCGATGCCAAAACTACTTGTACTACCACCAGAAAATACAAAATTCCAGCTTGTTAATGACCCAACTTGTTTGGGAGATGAATAATTTGTACCACTAGTTCCAAAACCCAATTGACCGTTGTTGTTTCGACCCCAAGACCATAATGTTCCATCAGTTTTAATAGCAAGCATATACTGATTATTGCCTCCTGAACTACCAGCCAGTTTACTCCAAGTGGTCAATGCTCCAATTTGAATTGGGGAAGAATAATTTGTTTGATTTCCATTTCCTAATGTACCGTAAGAATTTGGTCCCCAACCCCAAAGAGTTCCATCTGTTTTAATTGCAAAAGAACCGCCTGCATTCACGGAAATCAATGACCAATTTGTAAGAGAACCTATTTGTTTGGGAGATGAGTAGCTTGTCGTGTTACCTAATCCTAAATTACCAAAATTATTGTAGCCCCAAGTCCACAATGATCCATCTGTTTTGGTGGCTAAAGTTACACCATTTGCTATACTAATTTTTGACCAATTAGTTAAAGCACCAACTTGTTTAGGGCTTGAATAATAAGTTCTATTACTTAATCCCAATTGACCATAATTATTAGCACCCCAAGCCCAAAGAGTTCCATTTGTTTGCAAGGCAATAGTTGCGTACCCACTACTAGCAACATTTAACCAATTTGTTAATGCGCCAACTTGCTTTGGAGATGAATATGAAGTTGTATTTCCTAGTCCAAGCTGTCCATTATTATTGTAACCCCAAGACCAAAGAGTGCCATCAGTCTTTACGGCCAAACTGCTACCCGAACCAGCCGTTACAGACGCCCAGTTGGTCAACGAGCCAACTTGCTTAGGGGATGAATAATAAGTTCTGTTTCCCAATCCTAGTTCACCATTAGCATTGTACCCCCATGACCATAATGTACCATCGGTTTTATTTGCTAATGTTGAGGAACCGCAAGAAATACTTAGCCAATTTGTTAATGCGCCAACTTGCTTTGGAGATGAATAGTAAGTTGTATTATTTAGACCAAGTCCTCCTGAACCGTTGTATCCCCAAGCGTACAAGTGCGGCGCAGGCGGTACAGGCCACTTCCCCTGCGCCACGGCATCAGTCGCCTGACTTGTTGTCCAGACTCCAGAGTATTGGGTGTATGGGTATGAGACTGGCATATTAGTAAGCTAGAGCCAAAGTTTGATTTCCGCCTTGACTAATCTTTGCCCAATTAGTTAAAGCGCCAACTTGTTTCGGGGATGAATACCTTGTTGTATTCCCAAGTCCTAATTGACCGGCACTATTGGCACCCCAAGCCCATAGAGTTCCATCTGTTTTAATGGCGATAGTAGAAGCAGCATTACTTGATACAGTAGACCAATTAGTAAGTGATCCAACCTGTTTGGGGGAAGAATATGAAGTTGTGTTATTTAAACCAAGTTGACCACTACTATTGTATCCCCAAGCCCAAAGAGTTCCATCAGTTTTTATACCAAATGAAAAATCTCCAGATATTACGTATTTTGACCAATTTGTTAATGCGCCAATTTGTTTGGGTGAAGAGTAGGCGTTCGCATTGCTTAAGCCCAATTGACCATAAGGATTGTTACCACAAGCCCATAACGTGCCATCAGTTTTTAAAGCTAAAAAAGAGTACCCACCAGCAGAAACTGAAAGCCAGTTAGTCAATACTCCCACTTGCTTTGGTGAAGAGTAATTCGTTTGATTCCCAAGACCTAGAGTGCCTACATTATTCCTACCCCAAGACCATAGAGTTCCATCCGTTTTAACTGCAAAAGAACAATATCCTGAAGTACTTGCATAAGACCATGTTGTCAAAGAGCCAATTTGCTTTGGGGATGAATAACTTGTTGTGTTTCCAAAACCCAAAGAACCATAATTACCATAACCCCATGACCAAAGAGTACCATCGGTTTTAATCGCTAATGCAGTAACCCCTGAGCCAGTCCCGGGTTGAGAAATACTTGCCCAGTTAGTCAATACTCCCACTTGCTTTGGAGATGAATATGAAGTTGTATTACCTAAGCCTAATTGACCATTTCCATTAGCACCCCAAGCCCATAGTGTGCCGTCTGTTTTAATTGCTAGTCCAGAATAGCCACCAGTTATAACAAGCCAATTAGTTAAAGCGCCAACTTGCTTAGGTGATGAATATGAAGTTGTATTTCCTAGTCCAAGCTGTCCATTATTATTTGAACCCCATGAATATAAACCATAAGTATACGAAGGCGTAGGCGCAACCAGCGGGTTGAACGCCCCGTCTTGCATCCATGCGCCAACGTACCTATTGCTCATATCAGGTGTAGGCTTCAAACACAGCGGTAAAGGTCAGCGCATTGGCTGTTCCCGAAATCACCGCTAAGGACTGGTTCTCAGTAATGTACAAGTCTGTCGTCTTATCCACCACAATCAGCGAAGCATTTGCTGGCACCGAGATCTGGTAGCAAGGATAAGAAATAACCGTTGCCGAGCCGTAGGTGGCATTGTTACCAACAGCCACTGTCGCAGCCACAGCCGATGCGGTCGTGTTCGCTACGATGATGCCAGTGATCTTGTTAACGGTGTTCGTGGCAGGCGTCAAACCCGTCAGCGAAGTTGTACCGTTGTAAGTCCAGCTTGTCGTGGCCGAAGTGGTAGAGGGAACCACATACGCAGTGTTGCCGTATATGGACGTTATTGCGGCGATATTTGGATTTGCCATGTTAGAACCCTAAAGTCATTGCGTAAGCGATTGCCTGAGCCTTTGTTGTGCCCGATGGCGTGGACCATGTTGGCGCAGCACTAGCACCACCAGATGTTAACACTTGGCCTGACGTGCCGTAAGAAACAGATGCCAATGGACCAATACCAAACTGCCCCGATGTACCAAACACAAACGTGCCCACACCGCCGTTATAAATTGACAGAGGCAAATACGTACCAGTACCATTAATGCCAGATACCAACTGCACATCAGTCGTGCCATTCGTTGCAATCAGAATCTTTGAGGCATTTGTTGGGTTGCTGTTGTTAGTTGCTTGCCAAGAAGCCGCTGTGCTTGTGCCGTTGGGCAGCGCATAGATACCTGTCGAACCGTTAACCGTCCCCGTTTGGAACGCCGTGCGGCTGGCAAACGTAGCATTGCTAAAGTCACCTTGAAACAATGACCCAGTACCCGCAGTACCCAGCGTCAGGTTTGTGCCATTGAATGTCAGGTTGGCTGATATGCTTAGTGCGCTGGTTCCGTTACCGTATGGGATGTAGTTGGTAGTAACCGTAGTCAAACCAGTGCCGCCATTGCCCACAGGCAAAGTACCCGTCACACCAGTAGTCAGAGGAAGGCCAGTAGCGTTTGTCAAAGTGCCAGAACTTGGCGTACCCAGTGGACCGCCAGAATATACCGCCTGCTCAGATGGGTAGGTAACGAACATCGTCACCGTGCCGCTAAACGTTACAGCACTACCAGAGTTGCTTGAGGATAGGATGGTCGTGCGGGTTAATGTAGGCCCAGTCGTTGAATACGTACCAAGGCCCACTTCCCAGTTACCGGAAGTGTCAGTAGCACCGTAGTAAGTTGTATTACCATTACCAACAACCGCAAACGCCTGATACCCAGTCACGTTCCCCGTAATGGTAAAACTGACCGTGGTATTAGCCGTCCCGGTTTGTTGGACTCTATCCGCAAGAACTAGAGCCATTTAGGACTCCTTAAGAAGTAGCTGTCGTGCTGTATGTAACGCTTACTGTATCACCAGCGGTAGTTGTTTTGGCAGTGCCGAACAAACCTTCTGAGTACAAAGTACCAGCAGTCGAGCTAAATGTCGAAACAGCGCCAGTACCCAGAACCAAGAAGCAACCGTAAACCGTGCCGCCGCCACCAGTGATGGTGTAAGTAATAGCTGTAGCAGTGCTAGAAGTCACGTTCGAGGGCGTAGAGCCTGTCGAGGTAGACGAAGCAAACACAGCAGTACCACGGTTACCAGCACCAGAAACAGTGTAGTTGGTGAACTCAGTCCATGTGTGCGAAGCCATCGTGTCCGTAGCAGCCGCAGTGAACGAGTTGGAAATCAAGCCGAGGTAAGGGCCAGTCACAGAGTACGAGCTACCTTTGAGTAAAGTATCCAGCATCAACTGTTTACCAACAGCGACCACCAGATTGGGGAATTCAGCGTCCCACTTCAGGTTACCGTCTTTGTCACGGCACTCAACGTGATACCAGCCATCAACGCCCATACCTTCAGGGATCTGAGCGTTGGCTTGGAGAGTAGCGACTGCGTGATCCCCAAAGTTAGAAATTTCATTAGACATAGTGACCCCTTAAATTAAGCGCTTCTGATTAGCGCAGTTGAGTAAGTATTGGTAGGCATCGTTACCGTAAACGTATTAGCACAGGTTTTGTCTGAGCCAAAATCAATCACAGCAATCGAAGCGTTGGACGCCGTAGCATCATAAATCAAAGCACACCGTGCAGTAAAGGCCGCTGGACTCCAAACTACATTAGCCCAGTTAACATATGCCACGCTATTTGTAGAGTCATAACTGATAGACACACCAGTCATCAACTGACCACCAGCGGTGTAACCCGTTCCAGTAATCTCATTGGTAGAAGTGTAGGCAGCAGTGTTCTGGTTTAAATTGGCATTGCCGTTATACAGCGCCATGTAAATCTGGTCTGAGGCAAGATTGAACTGACCGTTGTACAGCCCAACTTTAAAACTTGTCGTTTGACCCTGAAGGATAGACATTTATTAGGTAACCTTCTGGCGATATTGACCGCTGCGATAGGCATCAGATCTTTCAAGACCATCACCCAGACGTTTAGCTTGTGCAAGCGCTTCTTTGAATTTTCCATCATACAAAGCAACCATATCTTGCTCACCCTTCATAAAGGTGATGGCTTCAACCAAAGTGCCATACAGCAGCGCCGCATCGTAGTTGTCACCCAGCCAAGTAGTGCCCGTACCTTGGTTTATGCTGGAAACATTAATGGTAAACCCACTGCCAACGCTAGTGCTAATAGATAAAGTATCACCAGCCACATAGCCTGTTCCTCCCGTTTCCAAAATCACAGAAGTAACCACATTGCCGGTAACAACAAGTGTAGCCGTAGCGCCGGAACCAGTGCCACCCGTTAAGGATTGATTGTAATAAGTGCCGTTACCGTAGTTAGACCCAGACGCAATAATATTGCTCAATCCAGTAACAATCCCAGGAATGATAGATGGCGGGTAGAAGAAATAGTGCAGCTCAACGTTATAGTTTTGATCAGGCGTAGGGCCAACCATGAACGACAATTCATTTTGCTGTGAGTATTGGGGGCCAAAAATGGCGTAGTGGGTAGGAAAACCTGTCACGCCGGGGTAGGGAAACGCTTCACGAATGAAGTTAACGTCTTTGTTTAGCAGGTATTGGTATGGGCCTTGGAAGGTAACAGTACCAGTAACAGATGCAGAATTAACAACATTCAAAGTTATGGTTGTTCCAACAATCGCAAACACAATCGCACCAGCACCAATGCCTGATCCTGTGACGTTTTGACCAACTGCTATACCGCTAACATTAGAAACAAAAATGGTATTTAAACCTGCTGATCCCGTGGCCGTAGTGCTGGTAATTGAGTACGCTGCCAACGAATAAGTTGACAGGTAGTCATTTGGCGCAGACAAATAGGGGTTATTTGTCGAAACGTTGCCCGTTACGTTCTTACGCAACGAAGGAAACTGGATATCGTTGTAAATCCTAAGTTCAGCTTGCTCAATAAACGTGTTAACGTCTACCGTTGAGAACGTATTCTCGGTATAGTCTTGAACGGCAGTGACAAGCTGGTAGTAATTCACGCCATTGGTCCTCGGCTCATGCGACCTTTAGTGGCTGCACCAGCACCACGCATCTCAATACCGCTTGTTTTCTCATGAGAAGTACCAAAAGACACGCCATTTGGCAAAGGATCTCTGAGATCTACGTCTTTTGCAGCTTTATCTGTAGCATACGTAACAGAATCCATTTTTGCTTGGAAACTAGCTGCGTCATAACGCTTTCCAGACATGGTATGAGCTGGTGCATACTCTTCAGCAGGTCCATTAGACTTGCCTTTTGAGTCACCAGTAACAACTTTAGGGCTGTTTTTGGTGGTTGGTTTGACTTGGGGCTTCATTTCTTGCTCCCTTGGTTGGCAACACGTGCCAAATTGCGACCAACAGCCTTCTCTTCACCGCTGGTCACACCACCTTTAGCCATTTTTGTCACAGGTTTACCCTTGTGCATATGATGTTCATGTTTATGAACCTCTTTAGCAGCCTCTTTGTCAGCAATTTTGACAACTTGTTTCTTGTTCATAAACACTCCTAAGTGATTGTGATTGTTACTGTACCAACAGCCGTAACTGTAGTCAAATAATTTGGCGTTAATTTAGCATCAAAATAGCTGGCTCCACCAATTGGATTCCAACCCCACTGCGTATCTCTAGATCCACCAGAAGAATAACCATTTACATCGGTCCCAGATGTTTCATAACTTACATCTGGCCTTGGCTCACGCACTGCTTGCGGATCATTAACAGGATACAAACCCAAAGACAGCTGTGGTTGATCTGGATCCCAGCACTCTGGGCAAACCTTGATGTTATACAGCTTTGTCTTGATAATTTCTTTACGTAACTGATGCAGTTTGTACCGTTGACCGCACCGATCACACTCTGCAATCGCATTTTTGCCAGAAGAATACTTATTCGGCATATGACTACCTCATGTAGAACATATTCCGAGGCACAAACCTAATAGCCGCTTTCTCTCTATCTTCTTGTGAAGCCAAATCCCACTGTAAGTCGTAGTCTGCTTTAAGAGCTATCAATCGGTTTGGATCTACTCCCGGCAGCTTCATGCCCAAGTAATAGGCCAAACCAGCAGTCATGCAAGGTATAAACCGGAAAGGGATATCATTGATGTTAGTACCCTTACCTGCGTCTTGGATACGGCGCAAACGCCAGTAAACAAACGTGTAATTCCCACCAGCATTAGGTGTAGGCCACACATTGATGTTGGGCAAGTTAGGAACAAATACTGGGGTGCCAGCAGATTGAGCTGCAGCCGTTGTACCAGCTTGACCACGGTAGCAATTAATCAATTGATACGGCGATGTTGTACTAACGTTAGGATAGTAAATAATCTCGCTGCCCAGCTGGATGTAACCAGTAGCAGCCAAATCAGTTAAATTAGTAGCGGGAGTTAACTGGATCGTAGTGTCTGTTGCACTGATGCCAGTTGTTGTTCCATTCCCATACAAGAAGTATTGCGTTGGATTGGTATTGCCAGATTGACGGTTGATCCAAACCTGAATTGGACGACCAACTGCAAGTTTATTAGGGATCGTTGAGTACGTATCTTCTGAGATACGGCTGATGTTAATGTCAATCTGGTTTTGCAACGTACCCTGACGAATCACATGACTCAACAAGTCAATTGTGTCCACCGGCAACGGGTAAGTGATCTGACCAGTGTTAAGAGGAATCTGTCCCTCTTCTACGGTCCATAGGTTGATACCACGGTTAGCCCATTCAACAGTCAGAATGTTTAAGCTGCGTGTTGCTGTACGAAGGTCATAGCCAGTTCTTAGTTCTTGGCCGCATCTTTCAAATGCTTCCTCAACTAAATCAGTAATCTGCAGATTAAAGACAGAACTACCAGTGGTATAGGCCATGATCAGTGCTTAAAGTGTTTCATTGTTTCAGCAAGTCTAGCACGTTGACCAAGTTTTCCCGGCTTCTTAGCAGCTGCTGCCAACTTTTTAGCTGGGATGGTGTGGCCTTCTTTAACGCCAAGCGCTTCACGCAAAGCGCCAGCCTTCTTAATGGCGTGTTGAATCCATTTCTCAGCCATGATTAACTCACTTGGGTAGGTTCAACATTACCAGCAGCTTTGTACTCTTCATAAGCTGGACCAGCTGCAATTGTTACATCTACAGGAGCAATAACAGGAATTGGTTCAGTAACAACTTCAGCAGAATTAACATTCTCATGTGAGAATGTTGTTACTTCAGCAACAAAGTTACTCACTACTTTTTTTTGATCGTCACTGGCCTTCAAACCTTTGATCTGAAAAAAAGCATCAATAACAGCTGGATCTTTACCAAGGTACTCAACAAATTCGTTAAGCAGCTGATGTTCTGCGCTATCAACTTGGTGACCAGTGCTTTTTACATGCTTGAAGACTCGTTCAAATAAGTTCATGATTTTCTCGCTGCTCTCATGTTGTCAATTAAGTTTGGATAAGGTCTACCTGCAGCCTTAGCCATAGCTTTGGCCTGAGACTTCTTTGCAGAACTCATTTTCTTAGGCTTACCCAAACCTTTTGGCCTAGGCTTATCCCAGACCTGTCCACCCTCTTTATAAAGGTCAACAGCGTCAGGGTTATCCGTTCTGTGGATAACTTTTTTATGAGGCATCTTGGAAGGGTTCATTGAACCCATTCCACGACTGGCTCTCATTTGTGAGCCTTACCGCCGCCACACATGTGATGCACGTGATCCATGTGGTGCTTGTGGTGTTCAGCGTGTTTCTTGAAATGATGCTTGTGATGTTTATGCGTCTCAGTTTCGTGTTCCGCAATAAATTCATCATGGCGCACCATGTCAGGACCATGAGCTGGTTCTTGATGCTCTTTAACCAAATGGGGTTTCATAAGAGTTCTCCTTAACAGAACTTAGTCTTGGTATGACCACGTTGGGCAATACCATCAGCACGGTGGTGAGTAGCGCCACCATGAGCCATCTTCTTAACGTGACCACCACGCTTCATGCCTTCTTTTTCAAAAGACTTGATGTTGTGTTCGGTTTCAATAGGTTCTACTTTGCCGCTGTCGCCAAAGTTTTTACCACGGGTATGACCTTTTTTCTGGTCAGTGTGTTCGCCGTGCTTCAAATGTTTTTCGCCAGCCTTGATAGACTTGCCATCAGCAAAACCGCCATGAGCCATTTTGTGGGCTTTGCCACCATGTTTCATTTCACTGGCTTCATGCTCTTCTTCTTTAGCAATACGGCGCAATTCTTTGGCTTGGTTCATTTCGTGCATCTTTTCAGAAGCATGACCACCATGAGCCATTTTGTGAGTTTTGTGATGGCCTTCGTGCATTGCCATATGGTGTTCAGCCATAGACAAATGGTGATGAGCCAAATGTTTGTGATGAGCTTTGGACAAGCCACCATGTTTCATGCCACCGCCCATAGGAGCGCCACCAGCTGGGGGCATAGGAGCAGCCGGGGCTGCAGACGGTGCTTGCATGGCACGAGCTGCCATAAGCGCCATCGCTGGATTAACACCACGTTTTTTTGTAGCCATATCAATACCGCCTTTACTAAAATGTTTGCCTTTATCGGCATTTGCAAAATCCTCGCCTACCGACTGAGGAACTCCCACTTTCTTAGCAAAAGCCTTGTTATGGGCAATTGCCTCCATGAAATCATGTTGCTTCTTACTCTTACTTGGCATCACTTTGTTCCTTGCTGAATAAGCTGGTCAATTTTAGCTTCCAGCTTGTTAAAGCGTTGGTCAATGTGGTCAGTAATTTTGTTAAGTTCGTCATTGGTAACGTATCCTTTTGCAATTTCTTCTCTAGTACGGTTGAGCAATATCTCAAGACGTTTTAAGTCATTAGACTTCTCTTTGAGAAAAAAAGCAACCATACCCAATACTAGGGATAAGCCACCAGACCAAATCATATTCGCATCCATCTCAGCACTTCCATGCCCGTAGGCTTTTATTGATCCGTGAATCTGGATCATTGGCAGTCTTTGAGCTAGTCAGCTTTTTCTTCATACCCTCCATGCGAGCGCAGAATGAGTCTTTGCGTGACCCGCCTTCTGGTTGCGGGGGCTTCAGATTCATCCCTTGCTTTTTGGCGCTGGCTCGCCCCTTGGCGTTTAATCCACCATTCGGGTTCTTGCCTTCTTTGCGCTGCCATGCTGGAGTAGCCATGATTAGCTCACAGAGTTAACTATTAACTTACCAGTAACAATGATGCCCACAGCATAAGTGCTTGCACTTGTCTTCAATTGCCATTGAATGTCAGTTTTTTCAACATAAGCAAATGGGTCTGCTACTCGGCTGGCGGTGTAAATTGAAGTAAACGGTTGTTGCAACACCAAGGATTGAACACCGGTGCTATTGTTAATTGCTTGCACTTGGTATGTAAGGTAGTTACCGCTGGTGTAGCTATTTGACGTATTGGCCTCTACCCAGTCCAAGTAGAACGTATTGTTCGCTGGGACTGTATAAATAGTGGACTGCGACTTACCAACAGTAGCATTGATTTGCGCCAAAGTATTGGAGCTTTGCTTTGCGGTAATTGTTCCAACGTTAGACACTTGGCCAGATGCTACGCCAACCATTTGCAGGCTGTTCACACGAAAGTAGCTTTTGGCCGTAGTAACACCAGTTACCCCATTCAAAATAACTACTTCTGATACAGGGTTAAAGTTAATATCCAAACCATTGATAAGCACAGCAGCTGGAGACACATCAGATGCAGAGCTACTTGCAACCGTTAATGTTGTAGCAGTTGTTGGATACGTGTAAGTACTTGCGTTTTCCCAAATTGGAATAAACGCTGTCGTAACAGAACCTTGATAGCCAAAAAGACTGACCGTTGTATGGCCTGTGATTTGACCACGCGCAACCTGCAGGTCAAAGGGTTCGTACTTTGACTGTCGGCTAATTGAATTAACGGCATTGTTTGTGCCGGGAATACCGTTCGGGCTTTGAACTGCCATATTGATCTCCTTAGTTACAAAGAGGGGGCCGAAGCCCCCGGATCAATTAGTCAAAGTTACCGTAGGGGTAAGTAGTCAGCGTACCGATGTTATTGTCGGGTTGTGTGTAACGCAAGGTCACGTTCACTTGACCAGCAATTGAAGTAGCTGTGTTCAAAGCTGTACCAACCAAAGCAATTGTAATCACAACTTGCGACAAGTTAGGGGCTGTACCACCTTGATAAATATCGGTAGAAGTGGCTGTTTGGTTACCAATCTGTGTGCCGGTGAAGGTAGCCAGTGCTTGACGGCCAACAGCGTTGGAAGTAATGGCAGCAGTTTGGAAGTAAGCAGCATTACCAGCAGCAGCTGTGTAGTTGTTGCTTGCCAAGAACTGAACCGAGGTCAAAGAAGCGGTGCCGCCTGTTACTGAGAATGCTGTAGCAATATCAAAGAAGATATCGTCCAGATCAGCGCCAGTGGGCAAATAGAACACAGCACCACGGTAGATGTTGGTGGCTGTATCAGCAGGAATGGTTTGTGCTGTTGGGGTAGCTGTTGCCGATGGCACAAAGACTGTGGCATTGACGTTAGGAACGCCGTTAGAAGCAACAAATTGGCCCGAAGAGCCGCCGTATGTAGAAGTGCCAACAACAGCGTTAGCAATATTAATATCAACGTTTTGAACCAGTTGCGAGTAACCAACGTTACGCAAGGGACCAAAACGAACATCGCCAGATAAAACTGGTCCATCAAAAGTACTACGTGCCATGACAAAAGTCCTTATGCAAAAGTTACCTTGTTAATCGTTGCATCGTCTGCTGGGCCAGTGGCAACAAGGTCGAATTCCCAGATACGTCAATATACAGCAAAAGAAAAGGGGGCGCAAGGCCCCCTCGTTCAAATAATCTAAAAAGATTAATAAGAACCGTACACGCCCAATGGGTCAGAAACACCAAAGGAATAACGCTCACGAGACTTGTAACGAACGTTACCAGTATCAAAGTCGCCGTCCATGCTGTTTTGCAAAGGTGTACGAACAAACATCTTCAAACCGTTAGGCACGTCAGTGGTCAAAAACCATGCGTTAGTAGCGGTCAAGAAGTGGTTAATCGTATAACCTTCAGGGATCGAACCATTGTTTTCAATGGCGTTGATATCGTTGTTGTTAGTACCAACACGCAGTTTGGTTTCCAACAAACGAGTAGCAACGAATTGCAACGCTGGGGGAACGATCAGTTTCTTGGGCTTTGCAGCGATCAACAGGCTACGCTCATCAGTCCATGCAGCGATTTGAATCACAGCGTTTTCCAACGATGTTTCATTCAAGTCAGCAGGGGTGCTGGGCGTGTTGGCGTTAGTGCCGCCAGAGATCAGTGGGTGAGCTGTCGAGAACAAAGGCTGGCCGTCACCATAGGTGAAGGAGCTATTGAAACCGTTATTCAACACGGCTGCAGCTTTCACCTGTTTGGTGTAAGCCATAGCACGGGCCAAGGCTTTGGTGTAACGACCAGACAACGAGTCATACAAGTTATCTTCAATCGCTTCTTCAGTCAGGCTGAAGCCCAAAGCAATGGTTTCGTGGTTG